CCTTGATCGGCTCCCAATTTCGATAGATCAGGTACACCGCACCGGCGATCAGCGCAATCGCGGCCAAGAACCACCCAAGCGGCGTGGCCATGAGGGCGAAGCCAAGGGTCCAGATCGTAGGAATAATTGCAAGCATTGCGGTGCCAAGCGCGTACACGCCAATTGCCAGCTTCACGCTTATCAGCGTGGCCACCACATAGATGACGTTTTGCCAGCCGCCCATCGCCTGAGCCACCATGTGAGCAGCCCCGGCGATCATGACCATTGCTCCGGCGATCTTGCCCATTTGCGCGAAAAAGCCAGGCAGGGCGTTGACGATGTTGCTGATAGTCAGGCCTATCTTCTCGCCCCACTCAACTCGGCCTGCAACGCCCATCTCGGTGATCTTCTTGACTATCGAATCCAGTGCCGGCAGCGCGGCCTTCGTGATGCTGGTCATTACAGCAACGATCGACTTCTTCATATCGCCGAAGTTGTCGTTGAATTGCGAGAAAGCGTCAGCCGTCGGGCCGTCCACCACAGCGCCCAAACGCACCGCTTCCTTGTAGAGGCCTCTCAGCCCGTCACTGCCCTGGTCAAGTGTCTGCTTTAGCTCCGTGCCGCTACGGCCCATCAAGGCCATCATGACCGCGATCTTCTTCTGTGCGTTTTGCCCGACATCGCCGACCGCCTGAAACTTGTCGGCGATGGTTTCAAACACCTCGCCAGCATTCATTTGCTTGAGCTTGTCCAGCGGGATGCCCACGCGCCCGAACCACTCCGTCGCTTCCTTGCTGCCGTTGATGGCCTGCACCATGTTCTGGCTTAAGAACTTCAGCGCCTGGCCCATATCTTCCTGGCTAGATCCGGTTTGCTCTGCCGCGTAGCCCATCTTTTGGTAAACCTCGATGGACATGCCCAGTTTATTGGCAGCCTCGTTGGCCCGGTCAATCTCATCGACAGTGCGCTTCATCGCGTAAAAAGCCGAGCCTGCAGCGATGGTCACCACGCCCAGAGTATTTGCCACGCCCTGCGCAGAGTTTGACAAGGCCCTACCGCGTTCCGAGATCTCGCCCCACTGCCTCTGCAGGCGAAAGCCCATTAGCCGGCCGAAGCGAAACGCCACCTGATCCATAGAGCGCGAAACCCGCTTTGCGGGTTCGTTGATCCGGTCCACCGCCTGGCCCACCTTGCGCAGCGGCGCGGTCGCCTTGTCGATGGCCTCCAGGATGAAGGCGAGCTTGAGGTTGCTCATGGGTCCAGTTCGTTATGAAGGGGTGTTCAATTGCTTGTGAATGCGCGCCGCCTGGTGGTGCCACTCCATCAGCTCGTCCATGTCCAGTGCGTCAAGCTCGGCCAGGGAGAAGTGGAAGGTGTAGGCCACCTCGGCGACTACATCTCGCCAATTGCCTGGACACCCCCGATAAAACCCGCAGCGATGATCCCTGCGTTGGTGAAGTCCTCGGCGTCGAGCGCATCGACAGTGCTGGGCGGCAGCTTGCTTGACTTGGCAATCATCACAGCCATCATCTCGCCCTCGCCGCGAGCTTTGGCATTGCCGATCTCGCGCATGGCCTTGCCGCTCATGCGGCCCATGTCCAGGGTGGTGATCTTCTCGACCACCTCGCCGGCCGCGTTCTTGAGCTCCACCGGGTGAAGCAGCGTGTAGGTCTGGCCGTTCATACGCCCATCTCCTCGGCAGGCATGCCGGCAAACTTCAGCGGCACCTTGCCGCCGTCGCCGTCCGTGGCGACCGGTGGCTCGGTGAGGAAGGCGTTCTTGGCCACCCAGGTCTGGCCGGTGTCGGCCTCGAAGGTGATGGTCACGTCTGCCAGTGCCTGGAGGCGCGCCAGGCTGGTCTGCGGGCCAATGGCGATCTCGCACTCCAGCATCGACTCCTTGGGCTGCTCGCTATAGCCCAGGATCTTGTTGTTGCCCTTGATCACCGTGCGGGTCACCCCGCCGATGTCCATCTTGGCGCCTGGCATGGTTTCCAGAAGATCGCCGTCTGCCTTGATATAGGCCTTGCCCAATCGCATTGTCATGTGAAGCTCCTTGAAGTGGCTATGGCTTAGAGCCGGAATTGCAGCTGGGCAGCAAACACGCGGAACTGGTTGACGCAGTCAGGCGGGATCACCGCGTCGACGCGGTTGGGATCGCTGCCGTTGCGCTCGACGATCAGGTCGCGCTTGAACTGCTCAAAGTTCTCAGCCAGGCCGGCGTCCTCCCAGTCACGGAACAGCAGCAGCAGCTCGGCCCGGATGATCAGCGGCGTCACGATGGCCTGGCCGGCGCCGTAGCGCGTGCCATCGTTGGCCAGCTTGTAGCGGGGAAACTTCAGACCGATCCGGCTGCGCACGCTAAAGCGCAGGTAAGCGATGGTGCGCAGCGTCTCCACATCGCGGTAGCTCGCGTCAGGGATGCCGAAGGCGTTGGTCTTGTACGTGGTGACCAGGCGCTCGATCAGGCAGCGCCCGCCCGCATCGACGATGAAGGTCGCCGCGCCGTCGCCCAGGTGGATGTTGCGCTCGTCCAGGGTGTAGCGGTCCTGCTCTGCAGGCGCCGGCATGCCGGTGAGCACCAGGGTCTGCCGAGGCCGTGCCGGGTCCGGCTCAAACGCGTCGACCGCACCCAGGATGGCGGCAATTTCCCACGGCGGCATGGGGCTCTTCTGCCCGCCCATGATGTGGATGTTCTCGTGGTTGCGGGCGTCCACCAGCGTGTCGATGGCGGCGTGCGTGCCGGCAGCGGCGGCAAAGGCCTGGCCCTCCTTCTGCACCAGCGGACCGTTGCGCAGGCTCAGCTCGGTTTCCAGCAGCGTCAGGTTGGCCGCGTCGGTCCACGGCATGATGAACGTGTGGTACTGCTCGGCACCAATTGCAGCGATGGCTGTTGAAACGACCGGGTTGGCGGTGCCGCCCGTCATGGCCACAATCGCCACAACCAGCCCCGTCGGAACCTGCTCACCGAAGTAGTAGTTCAGGCGCAGGTCGATGTGGTTGCCGTTCTCGCCCTTGTGGCGAGCGGTCAGGGTAACCACACCCAGGGCGGCTGCAGCCGTCACGTCCAGATCCGTGTCCGCATTGATCGCTGCAGCCACGGCCGTGGCCACCTGGGCAACTGTCATGCCGGTAGTGATGCCGACCTGCACACGCCGGAACCCGATGTACAGGTTCAACGTTCCGTTGACAGTGGGCGAGCCGGTGAAGGTGATGGTGCCGGTGGCCAGGGCGCCGGCAGCGTTGTCGTCCAGCGCGCAGGCCCAGCACTCGGTGAAGTTGTTGGCTGTGCGCAGGCGCGACAGCATGTGGCTCAGCATCGAGCCGCGCCCGAAAGCCGCCTCGGCCTGCGCAGGGCTGGTAATGCGCATGGGCACGCCCTGGGCCACGGCGCCGGCAGCCAGGCGCTGGCCGAACACCATGATCTTGTGCTTGATCACCGGCAGGCCCTGCTGGGCCCGCGTGTTGTCAAACTCGATGTATTGACCTGGTACGAGCAGGTTGATCGGGATTTGGTTGAAGCTGACGGTCATGGCTGGTTAATCCTTCTTGTAAGCGGGTTTGACGCTGGACGCGGCAGCTGCGGCAGCAGGCGCCTTGCCTTCGGTCACGTCCTGGTCGCCGATGCGGCGGATCCAGTACGTGTCCAGCTCCACCGTCTCGCCCTCGGCGGGGAGCGGTGCCTTGGTGGCAGGGTTCACCACGCGCAGGCCGGGCGCGGGGGTCAGGTAGGCGGTCGTCTTGGGCATGGGTTCTCCTGGTCAAAAAGTGGTGGGCTGGGCAACACCGCGCACCAGGCACATGAAGCCCGTCTGCAGGTCGGTCTTGCCGGTGGCTATCCAGCGCTGGTCCAGCGTCGGGCTCAGGGTGGCCTGCAGCTGCTCGACGAGCCGCCCAACTTCGTCGCCCTTGGCCTTGATCTTGTTGACCAGGGCGAGCTGCGACTCGGTCAGAGTGCGGTGGCCAAGGATGGCCGGCGTCGGTGTTTGTTTGTTTGCGTTCATGGTTGTGGCAGGTTGATCACGTCGCTGGCATCGGGCTTGCTGGTTGAAAGGTCGCCGGCGAGCCACTTGCGGTGCTCGGTGCCGGCTGAGTGCGCGGGTATGTCGTAGAGCGGCGCAAAGGTTTCAAACGGCGTCAGGCCGGCCTCGTTCACCGTGGTCGGCCAGGACATGGGCATGTTGAAGTGCATCGCGTACAGGCACAGGCCCTGGCGGTCTACGGTGCCGCTGTAGAGGTTCTCCACGCGCACCAGGCTCAGCGAGCCTTCGCCAGGCACAACGAAGCCGTTGAGCAGCGGCACCAGGATGTCGAGCAGCTCGTAAGCCCCAACCTGCTGGCTGTCACCACGGCGCCTGGCGGCTTCACCGCTGGCGTGACCGGTGGCCACGTAGACGATCCAGACGCCGTTGGTCATGCCGGCGACACCGCCGTCGCGCCCGTTGGCCGTCTGCCCACCCACCCAGCTCACGTAAACGCCTGGCACCTGGCGCAGCAGGCGCTTCATGGTGTCGTCGTCCCAGTTGCCCGGCAGCGACTCGACCGCCTTCACGCGGCCGGCCAGGGCTGCAGTAATTGCAACCACCAGGCCGTCTTCCATCGTGAGGATGCTCATGATCAGTAGTCCGACAAGGTTGAACGGTCGAACACGCGCTCGTCGCCGTGGCTTTGCGCGCCGGCAGTGCTGGGCGTTGGGTCCTCGGCGCTGTTGGGGCCGATGCTGATCTTGCCCTCGCCAATCATGCGCAGCAGCTTGACGGCGTCGTTGTAGCGCTTCTCAACCTGCTCGGTCACACGGTCGTCGTAAAGCCGGTACCGGGCAATGTCGCAGGCCACGCTGGTCAGCATCTTGGGCACGTTGGACAGCGGCAGGGTGTAGCGGCCCATGAGGTAGCCGTCAATCTCTGCGTCGGTATCAGCCAGGGCGCGGCCCAGCACGGCGTCGTCAATGGCCGTGCTCGCGCCGGCACTGCGGTCGGTGAGCTGGATCAGCTCCCGTGCCGCAAAGCGGTCGATCAAGTCCTGTTTGACGGCGTAGCTCATTGCTTCGGGGGTGGTGTGTTACTTCGTCTTGATCGCGCCGCCGATCAGCGGCAGCGCCTGGGCCTCGGTCAGCTCGACCGTGTCGCCTGGCATATAGGTTTCGCCGCCGTGGTCCAACCGGCTGACCACCTCGAACTCGGCGGTCGCGCCCTTGGCGCTTTTGGTTTCTGCTGTTTTTGCTGCTGTAGCCATCATTTACTCCTGGTTAAAAAACTGGTCAAAGTGCATTCAAAAAAGGCGGCGTGCGTAGTGCGCGCCGCCTTCATTCAAAACACTGGCTGGGCGGCCTTCGCCTTACAGCACCGCGTTCTGGAAGAAGCAGCCCGCGTCCTGGAAGGAAACCAGCTCCTTGAGGTGCTCGCCCACACGCACCTTCTGACCGCCGTCGATGCCGATGTTGGGGTCGGAGATCGTGCCGGCGATGCGGTCGCCCCACTGAGCGGTAAAGGAGAACGTGGGCATCGAGGCGCGGGCATCGCGGACGTTGGGGTCAATGCGGGCAAAGCCTGCATGTTTGCCCCACAGGCGCCCATAACTTGCCGCCTGGCCCTTCTTGGCCGTATTCGAGAACGGCTGGCCCACGTGGATATCTTCCAGCTCCAGCAGGTCGACCACAGCGCGGCGAGCGATCACGCCAGCGGCGGCTGCACCGCCCAGACCATTGCTGTTGTTCAAGACGGCAGCGACAACCTTGGGGTGCATGCGCAGCTTGGTCCACACGGCCTGGCCCATCCAGCCCACGTTGGGCCGCACCAGCATGGCGTCGAACATCGTCAGAATGGCGTTGATCGGGTCGCTGTTGGCGTAGTCGCTCCACTGGGAGGTGTCGCTCAGCGTTGCGCGCAGGCCGGCGCTGTAGGTGCCGAGGGTGGTGAAAAGGTCTGCCACGCGCTTCTCGCGGGCCAGCGCCACCAGGATCGCGGTACTTTCCGCAGCCGTGGCCAGCGGGTCGTAGTTCGTGCCTTCGGCGTTCTTGATGTCCTTGTTCGGCACGGGATTGTCCAGGCCCCAGTCTTCCGTGCTGTCGGTCACATCGGTGCCGCCGAACTCGACGGTGTTCGGTGCGCCGGTACGGCCCACCCGGGTGTCCTGGATGGCGAACTGCTCATCAACGGCCAGTTTGCTGTAGATGAACTTCTCACCCGGCACCATGATGCGGGGGCACACGATGTCGGCGATCATGCCCTGGGGGCGAACCGCCATTGCAATCTGGGTCAGGCGGGGCTGTACGGTGAACGGAGCGGTATTGGTGCTCATGGATTTTCCTTGGTGATGTGATGCAGTTGCGGCTTAGCCCTGGAACGTGCCAGGCTCGACCATGCAGGAACCGATGTCGCCCAGCACGCCGGCCACCTCTGCCATGCCGATGACACGGACGTTGGTACCGGCTGCAGCCGCCGCCACGATGGCGCGGCCACTGGCGTCAGACATCAGCAGGTCGCCTGCAGCGACAGCGGCGCCGTACTCCACCTCGGCAATGCCGCTGCGGATCACGTCGATGCGGTCACCGGCCACAGCAGCCGCCAGCCGGTCGTTGATGCCGATGACTTTGTCACCAGCCGCTGCAGCGACCAGCACGCCGCCGTCTGCCGCGCCGAACTTGACGATTCGGTAAGCGCCGATTGCTGCCTCGGCGGTGTAGTTTTTGATAAGTCCGTGGTTACGCATGTGGGTTGCTCCTGGTGGTTGCGTTGATTACTTGGCGGTCTGGTCTTGGTTCTTGTGAACAGCATCGACCGCCTCGGCGAAGCTGATGCCGGTGCCCTGCTTGTCCATGCGCTGCTTGTAGGCCGAGGCGCGGTCGGAGACGGCCTTGTTGTTGGACAGGTCGGAGGCGCCATCCTTGTCGGCACCGGCAACCTCGGAGAAGTTGACGATCTTGGGCTGCGCCTTCAAGAAGTCCTTGAGCACCTGCAGGGCGGGCGTGTCGGTCTTGGCATCGCCCTCGCCGAAGCTGATCACCGTGGCCTCGGGAATGGTCTGCAGCAGGCCAATGACCTTGTCCTTGTTGGCGGGCAGCTGCTGGCCAGCT